CAGTGTCTTCTCCTAATCAAGCTGTTGGTCGATATACAAGCTGGCCGATCCTACGATTGCCATCTGACGTGTTTCATAGGGTTTATAGTAGGGTGCCGTAGTTCCTTGTCGAACCTTAATCCGTAGATCATTCTTCGGATCGCCGGATTGATACACCCCTAAATTTATGAGCTGCGTCGTGCTTGCTGCTACTCCAAAGAATAGTTGCTGCCCCGTGCTGTAAGCCTCAACGGATATTGCTGAACCCACTACCAGATTGGTTAGCGTCAACGCAAAGTTGCCAATAGAGTCTGTAGGAAGACGCCCGTTTGAGACAGCCACCCCTCCGCCAACAGTAAATGGCCCCCTGGTGCTTGGAACTGATAGCGCGTTCGCGTAGCTAAAGTTCATCGGGGCGAATACAGCGTTAGCCATTATGTAATGCTTGTGTCAGGGTCGATAAACAGCACTTGCTGCACGTTTGCTACTGATGTCCCAATATGCACCTGAGCGATGATCTCGCATCCAGAAGCCATGTCATGTCCCGCTGGAGTGCTTAGCACGAATTTATACCTGTCAAAATTGATCGTCCCGCCAGATATAAATGTTGCTTTGGTTCCATTCCACGTTGACCATCCGGTGTTCGTCGATGGTGTTAATGCTGCGGCAGGGAAAATCTGGCGAGTCGTTAAGTACACGGCCCGTCCACTGGTGTCAGTGTAATTCAGCTCCATCCAAAGATTGCTGGTATCAATCCCAGATAGTGTGTCGTTTAGCAGATATTCCAGGGTAATTGTTCTTGCCCCATTAGCGAGCGAATTGATCTTCGATATGCGTGGGCTAGAGTGCGGTCTACCTGTTGATGTTTGGCCTGGAATTGTGCTGGAGAGGAATTTAATGCTCCAAGGGGTCACCCCGTCAAGCAGCGTAGCACTAAGCGTTGGAAAGCCCAGCCCAGAAATCCAGTCGCTCTTGCCGCGTAGGGTGTTTATCTGGAAATCTCTGGTTGCAGCGCTAGAAAATATTGATACTGTTCGGTACAGGGTGTTGTTAATACTGTTTGCATACGCTGATGCGATTGGATCAAACGCAAAAGCATTGCCGAGATCAGCATTGATAATCAAGATGTTGCCATTCCCTATACCGCTGGGGCTTATTACTGATTTAGAGCCAACGAGACAGTTGATAGCTTTAATCCCATTGATGAATAGATCATTGTTTGTATTATTAGAACAATTTATCAGTCCTGTGTGCGGTGCAGTTGCCCCAGAATTGTCAAATACAAGGTTACGGATCGTTGCTGAGCAGTAAGCGATCCCCAAGTCGTATATGTAATGTGACGTATTGCTGAACGACATAAAAATATCGTCAAACATAACACCTGTGCCCGCATCTGCCGAGGTAGAAACAGTTAATTGTGCATAAATGCCAGTATTGCTTTGGTAGTCGGTGTAAAATCCTACACCTTTCGCGTAACAATTATTTGAAAAAGTCCAGACAAAATATGCATTATTAGTTATAGCGGAGTTTGTGTTATGGAATTGTAAATTAGGTAGCCCTGTTGAATTTACTTTCCCGATAATTCTTGTGGCTTTGTGGCTAACCAGGGAAAGTGAGTGAGCTAGGCTATTATCGGGAACCCAATTAACTCTAAACACTGGATCGGGCGCGTCAGCGTTCCAAGCTGGGACATTAGTCCCATCATCAAAAATGATATTGGTCGGTAGCGCCGCCGTGCTAAAAGTTGTCGGTGGGGCTAAATAGTAATTCGAGTTGTAGCAATACAGAATCTTATTAGAGCGCACATAAACGTTGTCTCCAGGATACACCGACCCAAGAAACGGTTGCGTCGCTCCAAATAACCCGTAGTTTGCAACAGCAATGGCGCTGGGCCACATGACATAGGTATTGAACAACCATCCCCATGCGCCGGATGCCCCACCCGCAAACTGTACTACAGTAGGCGCGGTGCCCCACCCTGACGAAGAGATCGCCATATAACTGTTGTTTGCATAGTTCGCGTTGATACTGCCCTGGCGGGTCATGATATTGACGACTGATCCGCTTGCAGATGCAAATATAACGTTACGCAATTGCGTGAGCGTTGCCGAAACATTCGCACCAACCGCACCAGTTGCAGCATTGAGCGCGGTCGCAATATTCGTCGCCTGGGCATTAACGTCTGAGCCTACGTTAAACTGCGTAGACGTGGCGCCGGAAGAAACCGCAGTGAGTGTTACCCCTGCAATGGTTATGGTATTTCCTGCTGCGGCTACAGCATTTATTGTCAACGAAGCCAGTGCTGGGGTTGCCTTTCCTGTAGCAAGGCCGTCACCATCTTGAGCAACACCCCAAGCAGGCATTGCTATACTCGGATTGCCATTCGTGCTTGTTAGTGTCGTGCTCGATAAGGTAAACGAGTTATTGAGGTTATAGGTTCCCGCTCCTCCCAGCCCAGTACCAAGCGACGTGATAAAAGTACCAGCAGGCACACCGACACCAGTTACAGCCGAACCAACACCGATAATACCTGATGTCACCGCGGACACGGTTAAGGTGTAGTTAGAAACAGAGCCAGTAAATGTCGAGTTTATGGCGTACAGATAATGGTCGAGATACTTGTTAGCCATTTAGGATCGTCTCCATTTCTGTCTTGGTTATGAGGCCAAGAGCAACATATAACGACAGAATCTGAGAAATGGATGCATCATCCAGGTTAATTGAAGACGCAGCTTTGAAATCTTCTAGCCCTGATCTTACGTCGCGCTTCTGATCCGCCGTCAGTAGTGTGCTCGACTCAAACGTAGCATTGAATTCGTCCACATAAGGGCGCGCGGCATCAGGGAATAGCCGTCTGAACTCCAGTTTCGTTAATATGCGTCTCCCGCCGTATACGGGCTGTGGCGTTTGCGCTACTGGTGCGTCGATAACTTCGGTGTAATCAAACAACGAGAACGGAAATAAGTCCAACTCAGTAAGGCTTTGAGCCTCAAAGCGATACTCTTCTTTCCCGGATGCTTTATCTGTGACAGCAAATATGGGCATTATTCAAATCCCTTGTTATAGGCCACGCTGGTATCTCCATATCCATTGCCACATCATCCACGCCAGCTCGGTGTGCTTGTCTTGATAGGTGCAGCACGCACAGTCCGCTGGCTGCGTATTCAGGTCGTGCTTGGCGGCAAACCGGATGAATCCTTGTTGCATTGTAGTCTAGCAATTAAGTGCCGAAATGCGAAGCGCCGCCCACCCGCACCCCGGCATAAATCAACCAGCGGCGCCATGCCGAGATGCCCGTAACGGCGCATGCTTCGAGCAGCACCTTGTCGGCTAAAGCTCGCGGGAGCATCTCGGATTTATAAAGGTAATCGTGGATCACAGCGGCCTCTCGCGTCACCTCGCCAACCAGGAAAAACACAACCGGCAGCCTTGGGCAGCTTTCAAAGTCCGTAATCATCCCGGCTGGTGCTGTAATTGTCTGCGCTGCCACATCAGATTGATACACCAGCGGCGCGTCAAGACGCCATGATCCGCGATATTCGTTTGAGGTATCGTTGATCAACGATACATCGAGTTCGGTTAGAAACTTACTCATGGCGCGGGAGCCTTTAGTCCTTGCCCAGAAGCCGGCGCCATCAGTTGTTGAGCGCCAAGCACTCCACCAGCGCCGACAGCAGCAGCACCAAGTCCTGGCGAAGCAAGAGCAGCACCGGCGGCAGGAACAAGCGTAGGAAGTATTGGAGCGAGCGCAGCGGCTACAGCGGCTTTTGCCGCGGCATCAATCGCGGCCTGTGTAGCGCCAGCAGATATAGCTTGCCCCTCAAACGCCTTTGTTCCAGATTCCGCGACAGTCAGACTAATCACGCCATCGACGTTACGGTTTGCAGCAATATTCAGCGCCGCATATTCTTTACCAGATACGCCGTGTATCTCGCAGCATGTCACCGCGCCAGTTTTTGCGTCCACGATCGGAACGGCGTCAAATTTGGATACCCCTGCATATTGCAGACTGGCGCATCCTGACAATGATATGAGTACGGCAAGCAAGATATAGGTTTTCATTGATTCGGCTCCTTTGTCTGGTCGTTTGGTGGTGGATGATTCGCTGAGAAATTTGTCACGGCGTGAATACCGAACACGGCACCAAGTCCGATCTTGATCCAGGTAATCAGATCATCAACCGGCGCTTTATAGGCAAGCACCAGAAAAGCCCACAGGCCGAACATCAATATTCCGCCGATGAGCTTTTGGTTCTCGGTGATAAATTTGCTCATGGCCGATTCCTCAATTTTTCACGCCACAGCGGAGAGTCGGATACAACTGAGCAGTTGTAACTGTGGAAATCCCCCAAATGCCCGAAAAACAGATGGCAATTGACACCGTTCTCATCCGATTCGCACAACGTGATTAAATTCTTATCGTCAAGCTCAAGTTCTGGGTGCAGGTGAAAAGGGAGAATGTGGTGCACTTCCAGGCTTTTCGTCCCGCCACAAACCTCACACTGCGGATGATCTGCCAGGTGCGCTTTCCTTGTGGCTGGCCATTCAGGCGACCGCGAAGCCGATAGTGGAGCCTTGCCTTTTACCGCGTCAACTATTCGTCGAAGTATCGCCATTTTCGCCTCATGTCGTCGTTGTTCATGCCAAATCCACCCCTGCCCGTATGATGTCAGGAGAGTATGGCACTCGGCCATTCTCGTGCCTAATGATGGCCGTCACCAGCCTCTCTAGCGTGTCCTTATTGCTGACGTTAATGATTTCATCGGGCTTTACTCCAACATCTTGAGCGACGGCCATGATGTAACTTTGCGTGTCGTTCTCACTAGGCGGAGCGAATCGTTTGATGATCCCAGATATAGTCTTGAGGTTATGCTGGCGGTAATACGTCAGTAGCACGGTAGCCAACGCGCGGATGCCATATTGCGGCGTCTGGAAAGAGACAAACCGCGCATCGGTCTGCTGTTCGCACATCCCACGCCATTTCGTAGCGCTGCGTTCAATGTTTCCTGGATTGCAATTTGATTCGCCTCGTGTCAGATCAATCATTCGTTTTCATCCCCGTTCGTCAATAGTTGCGTCCGTTAGCGTCCGTTAGCGGGCGTTAGCGGGCGTTAGCGTCCGTTAGCGGGCGCTCTCGGGCGCTATCGGGCGTTGTATGGCACTATCCGGCACTATCCGGCACTCGGCGGCAGTGCGCGGCGGCTATCATAATCGGCGTAACTGTTCATTTCAGCACCGTGATCCCGAAGTGCGCCAATACAGCCCCAAAGACTGCTGCCATCCCGTAGCTCGCCATCATCCAGTAGAACCTTCTCTTGTCTTCCCGGACTTGGCTGAGATCGCGCTCGGCAATCTTTGCATATCGCTCAAGTCGCTCTTTCTCGGCCTTCTCGATGTCCTTTTGCAGATCGGTTATCCGGTTGTCGATTCGCTCGATCTGCTCGAAGGCCCGTTTGAGTGCAGCCCGGTCTTCGGCCTGTTGGATCGTAGCTTCGGCCAATCGGCGCATGTCTGTAGCAAGCTCTTTTAGCGTGCTGCGTATTTCGCGCGTTTGCTCTTCGAGCACGGTTAATCTGGTTTCGTGGGCGTGTATGCTGTTGTCGATTGGCATGGTTCAGAATATATACAAGTGAAAGGCCGGATCACCCTTTTATGGGCGATCTGATGGCATCAGGCGGAAAAAGAAGTATTTGCCGCGCATATCCCAATTAGGAAACAAGTTGTGCAGCACGACCTGCCGCCAGAACCGGAGAGTTTGCAGGGTTAGCGCTCAGATACGCCAGTCCGTCCACAACATCGTGATTGTCGGGCATGATAGGCACACCACTCATCGCGGCTGCGTCGAGCATGTGCATAAAGTCGGCTACTACTGGATCGGTTGTGGCAAGCGCCCTTGCAGCGATTCTCTCCGCTCGCGTGAACCTATTCAGAAACTCGAATGGCGGGATACCCGTTACTACTGGCTGTGGTTGCGTTGCAGCTAAACGATAAAATGGATAGTGCTCGGCACAAAAATCTTCACTAGCTTCAATTGTATTGACTACATTGCCGTTTACTGCATCAAGGATTTCGTATCTCATTAAAGGATCTCCAAAATTACTATACCATTGCCGCCAGCAAAAGATGCCGCAACATAGCTAGCATTAGTATTGACGCAGCCGCCACCGCCAGCCCCTCTGCCGCCAGTGCCACCATAGAGGGTGCCGCTGTTGTTGGTTCCAGCACCGCCTCCGCCGCCACCAAATCCTCCGCCGAAGCCGGTGAGGCTAGCGCCGCCTCCGCCGCCATCAGCGGAGGCGATGGCACCGTTGGAAGTACCGCCTCCACCAAATACAGGAATTGTGCTATAAGCTAATGCTGTAGGATAACCTGTTAAACCAAGTGCATTCGGTCCACCACCTGAACCAGTATTAGGCCCGCCTGCGCCTGCGCCGCCACCGCCACCAGAAGCCGCTATTGAAGATGCGAATGGGCTTGCTCCGCCACTCATATACCCATCATTTCCAACGCTCCCACTGGCAAAGGCTCCGAAACCAATGTTTATAGCTCCACCGCCTGTTGCGCCAGCACCAGAGTTGGACACAGTGACCGAACCGCTGCCGCCACCTGTTAGGTTCAAGTCACCACCAGAAGCGGTCCCGCCAGAAGCGCCGGAAACAGAGCCAGCCGCTTGCAGTCCTCCTCCGCCGCCGTTGGCCGTCAAGGTCACAGAACCAATAACAACAGTCGTATTTCCACCTGCATTACCATTTTCCGCAGCACCAGCAGCAGGAGAGACACCCGCACCACCAGCCCCAATCGTACAAACAATGGGTGTTCCTGCCGCAATATACATTTCTTTGATGCATGTACCGCCAGCCGCGCCACCGGAAGCAGCACATGGAGCAGCCGCTGACTTTGCCGCACCAGACCCGCCTGCCCCGATTGCTGTAATACGATATATTCCAGAAATTTGTGCGGTAACGGTCCGGCTGATTGCTACATATATAGCCCGTCGACTTGTGCCGCCAGCACTAAGAAATTGTTTCAGATCACTCATTTAGTAAATTCTCCATGTAGTTCCGTTGTAGACAAGGCCAAAGCTGATATTGTTGGTGGATACCGTCATATCCTCGGCGAGACCCATGATGGTGTTGCCGTTCCTGCCGATTGTCAGATTGTTCGTCCCGAACGCACCGCCATCGTCAGCAAATTCGACATAATTACCAGCCGTTGGCGATGCGGGGAGGGTAATCGCAAAGGCCCCGCCCGTTGTGTCGGATGCGATGCGGTTTCCTGATACGGCGGTGTAGCTTGCGGTCACGCGTATCCACTGCTGCCCATTAATCGGTGCGAATGCGGCTTGCGCCTGCCCAAGGTTGATCGCGTGTCCGCTTTGCGTCGCCGCTTTCACCGGCAAACTTCCACCTGCCGTTGACACAAGCTCAAACGCTGTGGCCGCAGAGTTCACGCGCAGGATAGCGCCGTATCCTGCCGCCAGTTCGCCGCCCTGCATGACGGTCGCAGCAGGCCCATATATCGGGAGCGCAGCCAGCCCATTGATGGATAGCGTCGAGGCGCCAGTGTTTGTGGCCTTAATGTTCTGAATCGACACGATCATGCCGGATGTGTATGCGCTGATCGCAGGCTGCAGGTTCATCGCGTAGGCATTTACGCTTCCTACGTCCTGAGCGGTGATAGATGACGCGGTTTGTATCATCGACAGCAGGTTGCTGATGATCGGCGCGCTCGCCACGGGCGTGATGTTGGAAGATGTCACCGAAGATTGCCCGTTAGCCACCGTAACCACGGCAAGCGCCGTGTAGCCGGCATCGACAGTTGGCGTTGTCTGCGTGCCAGTTGTCGCGGATGCACCAGCTTTAATCTGCACCACGCACAGCCCCTGGCGCTGGGTATATTGCGCGGTTCCGCTGTTGTTCTGCCCACTTAGCGGCTGTGAAGGGTTCGCGGAGTTGAAATAAGGCAGAACGACAGGATTGGTGTCGCTGTCCTGATACGCAGCCTCGATCAGATAGTTGATCGAGTAACCTGACGTGGTTGGCGCGGGGGTGTTGAGAGTGGTCGCCTGCATCAACAATCCCTGCTTGACGATGCTGTCAGACGTGTCGGCAGGCAAGACGCCATAAGCGGTCGAGTCAACGGGCTGGAAGCTGTAAATCTGCCCCGATCCGACCTGCACTGCCATAGACGCCGGGGCGGTGGGCGAAACTGCAAGCCCCTCAATGATGGTGTTTGTGCCAAGCATGGCCTTGGCTAGTTTGCCCAGCCCGATCATGGTGGCGCGGTTAGCAAAGAGGAAGTCTGTGCTTCGGCCCTGCTCCTGCGTGTAAACAATAGGACGATCCATTGTAGCTCCAGAAATAAAAAAGCCGCACGAAGGCGACTAGGGAGAAATCTAAAAATCAGGGCGTCACCGGCCCGTTTGCGATGCGCAGCCAAACCACCGTTCCGAGCGCCCGTGTACTCTCCACCGCAGCGATAATCGCGGCATCCGTGGTGCTGGTCGGTGTGTCGTTGCTCCATGCGCCATAGGCGTCAAAGAATAGCCGCGCATCCCATTCACCAAGATCAACCGTGCCGCCCGTTGGCCGATAGGCTGTGACGAAAGATTGATATGGCATCGGGTCGCCCCATTTACCGAACGGCGAATCCCAGTAAAACATGCCATCCCACCCGCCAGAGTCGGTCGTATTGCTCGGCTCGAAAATCGTTGGCTTGTGGCCTGTAATCAAGGCAAGCACGGCGCCCATATCGGCGCGACGTGGGCCTTTTGCGAACAGGTTTCCCATGATGCGCGCTCGAAATGCGCCGTCCGTCTCGTTCGTCAAGCGAGGCAGAACACCGACTCCAAAGAAATCTTGGCTCACGATGTCCAAGAACGGGGCTGTTGCGGTTTGAATACGCGCCTGCATGGCTGCATAGGTGATCTGGTTGTAGATGTTGGCTTGCGCCCATGCCGTTCCAGATTGGATCGCTTGCACGTTGGTAGCATTGTCGCCAAACCAGCCGATGGGCAATCCCTGCTGCAAGCGCAGCAGCATGTCCTGAGAGTCACCAGTCATGTCAGTTCACCGTTATCGCGCCGGGGACGATAACCGTTTGCACGTTTCCAGCAATATCTGCCGTTCCGCCATTGAGCAAAAGCTCCGTCGCGTCTGCCACGCCGGGGACGCCCCAGATGATCGCGTAGAGCTGCGAGTAGTTCAGTCCCGATCCCAAGGCCGTCTGCGCGATGAAGTCCTGCATCGCGGTTTGAACCGCTGGCGCGACTTGCGCATGGGTGTAGCCTGCCGCCGCCGTCACCGTGACAGAGATATTCGCAGCGAGTTGCGTTGCCGCATAGACGGCGAAATTGACCGACAAGGGGCGCACCGAATCGACCGCCGAATAGACGGCCTGCAGTGTCGTGGTGTTGTATGGCGAGATGATGACGTAGAAAAAGCCATTCTGAGTCTGACCATCAAGTGTCTGATTCTCGACGATGGAAAATTGCACGCCGAGTTGCAGAGCTTCAATCGCTGCGGCGGCGGATGCTTTAATGCCATCTCTCAGTCCGGCCAGGGTGAGCTGGAATCGCTGCAACAGCGCGGCGTCGCTCTCGGCGTTTTGGCCGTTTGTAAATGGTTGCGAATTCGTAACCGTATCGACACCGGACAATGCCCGCGCAATCGTGGTGATCGTGTTCGCGTTGACGTTCCCCTCCGCTCCTGGCGTGACGGCTTGCACGGTCGCATTCGCAGAAGCCGTGCCAGATGGGATGACATAGGAGTTCAATGTCGAATTCCACGCCGATTGCGTAGTATCCATAATGACAGTGAATTGCTGCGCGCCGTCCGTTGTCTGTAGCAACGTCCCCACCGGGATGACGGCTTGCGCCGTCGCGGTGTATCTGGAGAACGTCACGTTCCCTGTAGCTGCTATAGCTGGCTTGCGCGTCACGATGCCGAAATCGGCCATCCAGGAATCCAAATCCGCGCCCTGCGATGTGCTGGCTCGTGTTTCGGTCAGGACTTCTACGATCATGCTTTGCAGCCACATAACCACGCCAGCATCGGCTTCGGCCAAAGCAAGCTCGGGGCTGCCCAGATTAAACGGCAAAGGGGACTGCGCCTGCGCAGCAGCCGCGATCTGTTGGACAACCTGCGCGAAAGTGAGAGTGTTCAGATTAGCCATTGGCGATGTTGAAGCTCAGAGTTTGCAACTGTCCGCTTGGGCGGTAGTTGTATTGGATGGTCACGCCCAGCAGGTTAGGCTGCGCTGTGTCGAAAATGATTTTTGGCAACGGATTCGTGCCAACATCGGGATCGGTGAGGATCTGGCCACGGAATTTCGCCTTGAGGGCGGTAAGGACAGCGGGAGACAATGCTGCTCCAACGTACTTACCGGCTCCGATACCATAAGTTGGATGCCAGATGTAATCCTGTGCGCTGGTAAGCAACACACGCAGCAGTCGCTGCGATACGCGGTCGACGCCGGTGGCAATCGCCACATCGCCATTTGGCGCGAGCTGAATGTCGTTTCCGTACCAGTGGGCGATGCTCATACTATTGTGCTCGGGGTAGATGTGTTTCCGTTGCCGGTTGCCACGCCGCCGTGCGTGTGGCCGTCATAGGCGCTGCGCAGAGAGGCGATTGATCCATGTGCGCCGTTCATGTCGCTGATGTTCTGGCTGGCCTGCATGTTGCCATTCGTCTGCACGTTGCCATTGATCGTAGTGTTTGCGTTAATGGTGCACCCTCCTGGCGCGTTGAGCGTCATGGCGGCATTGGCCGTCATCGTCACATTACCGCCGTTGTCGAAGTGCAAGAGACTGCCGTTTTGGTGTTTAAGCAGCATTTCTCCGCTTGGGACGGATACGGGCGGCTTGGCCGTCGAGAAAGCGAACAGCGCAGCGACAGGGACTTGAGAGCTGCCCTCTTGGAACAGGATCAGCACCTGCGCCCCGATCTCCGGCGCGAAGAATGCGCCCCAACTTGCGCCTACCCACGGCGATAGCAGCGGCATGAAGCCAGTCTCCACGCTTTCTGGCTCGATCACTGCCTTGATGGCGTAGGCTCCGGGATCGTAGGCTGACACGGTGCCCATGCGAGCCGTGAACGTCCCGGCGGCCTGAGCGCCCATGCGTTGCATCATTTGGTTGACAAGATGATTCATCATGCCAGTACCGTAGAATTGGGCGAGTGGTTTTTCGCGTTGATGCTCATGGCAAAGCCGTTTTGTAAGTCCATCGTGCGATGTACCTGGAATGGGTAAAAGGGCTGGTCGAACACGCTGCCGGTGCCCTTGATGCGCACGATCTGGCCTTTGCTGGGCGCAATATCGCCCGGCATGTCTATCATCACGCGCAGTTCCTGTTTGCTGATCTCGGCCAGCAGCGCATTTGCTTTGGCCTGCGCGTCCGCGACAGTCAGCCCTGGGAATGTGTAGCTGAATACCTGTGCATCGCCGCCGATGGACTGGCTCATGCCGGGGCGTTTGCCAGCCAGCGCGGTTTTGACGTTCGGATGCGCTTTGGCTTGCACAGTGAACCCCTTGGCCTGCTTCGCGTTCCAGGATCGCACCTCCACTACGACGCCCTTGGCGACGGTCAGATTTCTGGCGAACATCAGGCGCACCACGTCTGTCTGTGTCGGCTGGCCAGGAATTGGGGCCTGCACGATGAAGTCATTGCTCCCAGGCTGTCCACCGGGGCCGAAAACCAATGTATCCATCTGCACATAGCACACCCATCCGAGTTGCTGCGCCAGATAAGTGAGCAAATCCCACTGCGTTTCGTTCGTGGTCAGGTGGACATGATCCACGCTGTAGAAATGCCCGGCTTTGGTGTTCCCAGGAGTCGGCGTGATCTGCGCTTTCAGGCCGTTCTGCTGCGCCAGTTGAGCGGCAATCTGCGATGGCGTCAGGTTCTGCCACTTTTGCGGTGTTTTCTGATCAATAAAACGATGCGTCAGGTCGCGGCCTGAAAGGGTGATTGTATCGGCCAGCAGATCAATGGCGACTTGATCCACGTCTCCGTAAATCATCGGCGTGAGTTCGTCGGATGTCCAGTTCTGCGGATCGGCGGGGAAACCCGCCCTGACTTCGGCCTGCATGGAGGTGTACGCCGCCCACTGAGGCCATGCCTGCGCCAGCGGATTGCTGCTGGCCGCCAGCACGATCTCGAACTCATCAGCCAAAAACATCGGGTTCGTGGTAACGATGCACGATACCGGGATAACCGGCTGGCCGCCCAGCATGACGCACCAGCGCGGAGAGCGTACTGCACTCATAGGCCACCATTCGCCACGGCCGGAGACTGTATTTGCAGCGTCATGGCCCCGGCAGGAAGATTCGGATCAGACAGTCCGTTGATCTTCGCAATCGACGGCCATAGTGTCGCGTCTCCGTACTGCTGGGCTGCGATGCTCTGCAAATTGCCGCCGTTGACCGCAAGCATCTTAGCCGATGCGCCCGGCAGACCTGCGGAAATGTTGGACTGCATGCGCCCCAGTACGGCACTCAGCGCATAGACCGGCTGCGCATTGGCAAAGCCCAAGTTCGCCGTGGTGAGCGACTGGATCGCCTGCGGTGTCGCGCCATTGAACACGCCCGAAGTCACCCCATTCACTGTGGCTGCCGCGTTATCGACGCTACCCATCAACTGCTGAACGCGAGTCTGTGCTTGCGAAAGTGGATGCACAATTGCGGAGAGCGCTGATTGCGCCGTGGTCGTTGCCTGCTGAATGCAAGATGTCGCGGCGGCAATCGGGGCCGTGACCGCTTCCACCACGCTGTTGAGCGACTGAACGGCGCTTGACACCGAACCGAGAAGTCCTGTCAATGTCGAATCGCCGATCAGATTACCCAGGCACGACGCGCTGGCCGTGTCATTGTTCAGCAGGGCGAGCAGCGATTCCTGCGGGGCCGATGTCTGCGCACTGGTGGTATCGCGCATCACTTCGATTGAGATCGAATAGCGAACATGCCACGGTTGCAGGTAGCTCGCCGAAAAGCGCGAAATCACGCCGACATAGGCGAACTCATCCCATGAGAGCACCACAGCCGCGCCGCCCTGCCTTACAGTGTCCAGATACCTGGCGCGCTCGACGGCTGTTTGACCAAACAGGATGCCGTCCCACGCGACAGGCGCGGGTTTTGCCCCGAGGGAATCAATCACGCGGTCGCCACCGATCAATTGGTGCACAGCCATTGCTTGCTCGCCACCCCATGCGACGGACTGCGGCAGCTCTACATCCTCAAAAGTGATGCTGCTGCCATCATTGGCAGTCAGAATGAATGCGATATCGGCCATTTCAGCGCAGCGCCGACGTGAGAGACGGATTGTTCAAGCCAAGCCCCCACATGATCTGATTCGGGCCGGATGGTGGTTTGGCGGCAGCGGTTGCTTGCCAGTTTGTGACAGACTCTGCAACCTTTTTGCCGTCCAGATGCACGTGTGTATGAATCTCATGCTGGCTTTTTTCTGGGCCGGGCGGCAAATAACGTGATGCCGCCATAATATCAGAATCAGTAATCGGAACACCCGACGCCATCTTTGGCGATCTCGTCATTGACGCCATTGTCGACGCCAGGCCAGTTTTTGGCGCAAGATTATTTGCCGCAACGTTTTCTGCGAAGCTGAGTGGCTTTTTCTGATCGCCCGTCAGCCATTTATAAGCACCATAAACCGCCGCCCCTGCGGCGGCAAGACCAGCAAGGACAAGCACCACCGGGCCGAGCGCCGTGGCAACAGCACCAGCGCCTGCGGCAAGCGCAGGGAACGCTATCGAAATAATGCCGAGCGAAGCGACGAAACTTGTAACCGTGCCGACTACTGCCAGCAATGCCCCGATCGCAGCAAAGAATCCGACGAATAGTTTTAGCGCGGTTGGATGAGCTTGAGCGGTGTTGACGATGGATTGGATGAACTCAACGATTTTGGGTAGCACGGTTAAGATCAGGGGGACAAGCTGCAAGCCGACGACTGTTTTCAGCGCATTCATGCGGGCGTGAATCGCCTTTTCTTGCATGGAAGGCGACATCTTCATGATTTCGCTGTAATTGTTGATACCCTTGGTGTCTTCAATCAACTTGCGGTCGCGCTGGAATTTCCAGTATTGCTCGGCCATCTGCACGCCCATAAAGCCGGCGGTTCGATTCTGGAAAAGATAGCTGATCGCCTGAACCTGCGATTGTCGGTCGGTGATCCCTGCCTTTTGCAGCGCTGGCATTAGGTAGGACTGTACCCAATCGACCGGGTTTGACATGAAATCACGCCATCCTTTGATTCCGCCAGGCTCGACACCGCGCATCATATGGCTCTTCGTCCAGACAACCTTGCTTGGGTCAACGAGTCCGAGTTTTTGGAACATGCCGAGCGATTTCTGCGCCACGGTGCCCTGCACAATAGCCGCATACATGGACATCAGCGGATTCCCTGGGCCGCCTGTAGCGCCGCCCGATCCACCGCGAGACTTCATTTCCTGAATCAGAGTCGGAAGATAAAACTCGATGAATTCTTTGCTCCACCCCTGCGCCGCCGTGCGTCCATATTTGACGGCAGAGAGATAATCCGCGGCCTGTACCTTTCCACCGGATGCGATGATGCCTTTAGTGATCGCGTCGGCATAGCTGTTGAACATTTCCGGCGTCTTGGTTGCACCGATCATTTCCAGCGTTTTCGCAATCTCATAGGACTGATCGCCTTTCAGCCCGGCGTTGTTCAACACGCCTTCCATCCTGAGCACGGTTGGCAAGTTTTTAATGGCGTCTGCGGTGTCTCCAAACACCATGCGCAGGTGCATAATTGTGTCCAGCGCCTCGGTCGGGCTGGACGTGGGCACAGACCGGCCCACCGCCCACGCGGCCTTTTCGGCTGAACGCATGTCAGAAGGCGTCAATCCCATCTGCTTCATGCGTGCGATGCGCTGCTGATACTGCATTGCGGCATCAATGGACGGCTTTAGGGACGCCAGGATGCCGACACCGGCAGTGGCTGCGCCAAGGCCAATGCCGCCTAGCGCCTTGAATCGCGCCATCTTCGCCTGTAAGGTATCCACCTCACGCGAAACGGTGCGAAAATGCCCGGACATTGCCAACAGCCCGGCTGTTACACCGTCCAGCAAGGACAGTTTTATGCCGATCTTGTATGCCTCGAACATGGAGATTCCTATGAAAAATTGGCCGTTCCCCACGCAGGGGAATCAGCGTCCGTGGTGGCTGACGCCATTGGGTTTGTTTGCAACGACTGCTGCCATCATCCTGGTGCCGATCATCCTGCTGCTGCTGGCGCTGACCGGGTTATTCGTTTGGGCGATGTGGAACAGCGGAGGCGTGGGAATGTTTATTGCCGCTTTCGTCGTGGTCGGACTGGTGTTCATTCTTGCGGCAATCTGGGCAGCGATGCGGTCTTGATCGCGCCGCCCAGGAAGGCGATTTGCACGCTCTCGCCCACTAGCTTGAGCACGTCCTGCGTCTTGCGCGATGCCGCCAGTCCAAGCACAGAACGCGGCGGGATCGTGCGCGTACCCAACTCCTGATAAACCATCACGTCACTATCTGATCCCACCACGGCCTCAAGGCCGTGGACTTCGCGCGAGATGGAATTGCGCAAGTCTCCCGTTCGCAGTAGCGGATCATTCGGGGTGAACCCTAGTCGCACGCGCTCTTGCTTGGTGGCGTCCTTGAGTTCCGCCCATGGCTGAAACGGCCCCATGTCAGATCGCTGATACGTTCCGATCTCGGCTTTGGCCTCGCGCTCAATAGCAGCCGCCGCGGCATCAAGGGCGATGGATGCCACCGCAGGGATCGCCCGCGTTTCCAACATACGGGCAAACTGCTTGAGTTCCATCATGGCTTGTCCTCGAAGCGCATCGTCTGGGTGTTGAACTTGTGTCCCTGAAACTCGCTGAAAATAACGCACATTGCAGCTCGTTCCACGTCATCGAGATTCATCGCAACATCCCACGGTACGCCGTTGTTCACCAGCCAGAGCGCTTCCTTGATGGCCGTGAAGCCTAGGGCTTTTTTATAGCCTCTCCGGCGTCCTCTTGCCTGACAAAGTTCTGCTGGATACCTTTCGCAAGCGCTTCCAAACCTTCTTCGTCCAACTTCTGAATGGCTGCGTCCAATTCGCGCTGATTGGAGAAGTTCACCACCTCGCCATCAATGGACTGGAGATACAGCAGCGGCATGACCATTGAGAGATAAGTTTGATTGCTCGAAGCGTCCGCCCCAAGCATGCGAACGAGCTGGTACTGCGCCAGCACGTTAGGTTTCCGCAGCGTCAGCACGCGCCCACGCGCATCCGTCACTTGCGCGTCAGCACTCTTTGCCTGCA